CTTACCTTTATTAAGGGCATCCTAGCTTCAGATATCTTCCGCCGGTACTGGCCCCACCACGTACACCCAGAAGAGGGTAAGCGCTCCAAGTGGACCAACAGCGAAATCGCCCTGGACCACCCCAAGCGTAAAGAAGAGAACATTCGTGACCCCTCCGTGTTTACAGCGGGTCTGACTACCTCCATCACCGGGATGCACTGTGACATCGCAGTACTCGATGACGTTGTGGTAGCAGAGAACGCATACAGCGAAGAGGGTCGCAATAAAGTACGCACACAATACTCACTGCTTTCGTCGATCGAAGGTGCTGACGCCCGAGAGTGGGTGGTTGGTACCAGATACCATCCCAAAGATCTCTACAACGACATGATGGAGATGAGAGAGGATGTGTACAACGAGGACGGCGAGAAGGTTGATGAGAGCGCTATCTACGAGACCTTCGAAAAGGCAGTAGAGAATGTTGGTGATGGCACAGGTGAATTCTTGTGGCCACGTCAGCAGCGCCGTGACGGCAAGTGGTTTGGTTTTGATGCACGTATCCTGGCACAGAAGCGAGGCAAGTACCTCGACAAGATGCAGTTTCGTGCTCAGTACTACAACAACCCACAAGACCCCGACAACGAGCGCATCAGCGCCGGTAACTTCCAGTACTACGAACCCCGGCTGCTACGCCGCGAGGATGGCTACTGGACGTACAACGGCAACAGGCTGAACCTGACCGCATCGATCGACTTTGCGTACTCGACCCGAAAGACTGCTGACTACACCGCTATCGTGGTTGTGGGAGTTGATTCAGACAACAACATTTATGTTCTGGACATCGATCGCTTCCGTACCAGTGATATCGGAGAGTACTTCCAGCACATCCTACAGCTCCACAACAAGTGGGACTTCCGTAGGTTGGCTGCAGAGGTTACAGCCGCTCAGCAGGCTATTGTGAAGTCACTGAAGCAGGACTACATCGCCCCCCACGGCCTGGCCATTAAGGTTGAGGACGTTAGGCCCACCAGAAACCAGGGCTCTAAAGAGGAGCGTATCGAGGCCATACTCGGACCTCGTTATGACAACAAACAGATCTTCCACTACCGTGGTGGTAACACCCAGGTGCTAGAAGAAGAGCTTGTGTTGCAGAACCCCCCACACGACGACGTTATGGATGCCCTAGCCACGGCTATCGAGAAATCGGTAAAGCCCGCCAGAGCCATGCGTAGTCGCCGTACAGAGGGCAATGTGATATGGAACTCTCGTTTCGGCGGAAGAAGTCATTAAAGGATAGGATATGGCACGAACACTAGACGTTCAGGCACTCCTCGAACCACACCATTTTGCAGTGGAGATTTCTTCCAAATGGGAGGAATGGAACTCCTATCGCTCTGGGTGGCTAGAAGAGCGCCAGGAACTGCGTAACTACGTATTTGCTACGGACACACAGACAACCACTAACAACCGTCTGCCGTGGTCCAACAGCACTACCACACCCAAACTAACCCAGATCTACGACAACCTCAAGGCCAACTACACCACTGCCCTCTTCCCCCACTCGAAGTGGATGCGCTGGGAGGCCATTGACGAGGATTCGGCAACCAAGATAAAGCGCGACGTTATCCAGACATACATGGAAAACAAGCTTCGTCAGTCGGACTTCCGTAATGTTGTGGATCGGTTGGTTGATGATTACGTCCTGACTGGCAACTGCTTTGCTACGGTAGACTACGAATTCAATATGTCGGAGTTAGAGACCGGCGAGACCCTGGTTGGCTATGTTGGCCCCCGTCTTGTCCGTATCAGCCCCTACGACATCGTGTTTGACCCGACTGCAGCAGACTTCGCAAGCACACCAAAGATTGTACGCACCATCAAGACACTTGGCGACATCCACCGGATGGCTGAGGATGGTGACGAGAACTACAAAGCAATCGTCGAAAAGATGATGTACAACCGTGGTGAGGTTGGTTCTGCCACCCAATTCCGCAAGTCTGATGGATTTGTGGCTGATGGGTTTGGCTCGATCGACAACTACTACGCATCGTCTTATGTGGAACTACTGACGTTCTACGGCGACATGTACGACACCTACACCAAGGAACTGAAGCGCAATCGTGTGATCACAATCATCGATCGTGCTTATGTGGTTTCTGATATGGCGAACCCCTCGTGGCTTGGCAACAGCGCCATCTACCACGCAGGTTGGCGTAGCCGCCCCGATAACCTTTATGCGATGGGCCCCCTGGACAACCTGGTTGGTCTTCAGTACCGCATCGACCACCTTGAGAACCTGAAAGCAGACGTGTTCGATCAGATCGCCCTGCCGATGCTCAAGATTCGTGGTGATGTTGAAGACTTCGACTACGAGCCTGGCGGACGCATCTATATGGGTGAAGAGGGTGATGTGGCACCTCTGGTACCAGACAGCACTGCACTTAATGCAGACTTCCAAATCCAGACCCTGGAGCAGAAGATGGAAGAGTTGGCTGGCGCACCTAAGATGGCCATGGGCCTACGCACCGCCGGTGAGAAAACTGCCTTTGAGGTACAGACGCTGGATAACGCAGCGAACCGTATCTTCAACCACAAGGCAGCTAAGTTTGAGATGGAATTCCTGGAGCCTGCACTTAATGCAATGCTTGAGGCATCCCGCCGGAACATGAAGTACAACGACGTTATCTCGGTTATCGATGATGAGACCGGCGTACAGCTGTTCCAGACCATCTCCAAAGAAGACATTTCTGGTCGTGGTAAGATTGTCCCTGTTGGGGCACGGCACTTCCAGGAACGAGCACAACGTGTCCAGACCCTTAACCAGGTCATGCAAATTAAAGCAATGGACCCGACTGTGGGAGCCCACCTGTCTGGCAAGATGATCGCCAAGCTGCTTGCTGAGGAACTTACCGAGCGTGAACTGTTTGGTGAGAACATCTCGGTATTCGAGCAGATGGAAACTCAGAAGGCCGCCCTGGATGCTGAAGCAGAAATGCAAGAGGATCTGGAAGTCAAGGCAGAACAGGGGCTGTAAATGCACAGTGCGTGGTTAAAAGGTTACAAGGACAAAGAGAAACGTAAGCAGGAGGTTCTGGGCGCTGCCTGGGCCTTCCGCCTACTACGAGATGTCCTCGAAGATGAATTCCGCAAGAAGGAAAACATCCGGGACTATAATGACCCACAGTGGGTCCATAAGCAGATCGCAGCAAACGAGTATAACCAAGCACTCGATGATCTACTTAAACTTTTAGACTTTGAAGAGGACAAATAATGTCAGTATTCGGTGAAGCTGAGACCAAGCAGCAGGCTGAAGAAACCCAAGTAACAGAGCAAGCTGTCGAAACCCAAGAGAGCTTTGTGAAGAAACTTGTAGAGCAGCGTGGAGAGAAGTGGCAAGACCCAGAGGTTATTGCCAAAGGTAAGATCGAAGCGGACACCCACATCGCTAACCTAGAGCGTCAGCTCCAGGAGATGCGCGAGGATATGTCTAAGAACGAGTATTCCAAGCAGCTTCTTGAAGCACTACAGAACAAGGCGGGTGGCACGACCCAAAAACCTGTAGATGCCAACAACAATAATGAAAGTGCCGCTACTGAAACGAACACCACGGCTGAAGTAGGCGATATTGATTTGGAAAGCCTTGTTGAACAGACCCTGGCTAAGCGTGAGCAGGAAGCCAAGGTCGCTCAGAACATCAAAAGTGTAGAACAACAATTAGAATCCGCTTTTGGTACTGAGGCCCGTAAGGTTGTGGAAGAGAAGGCTGCGTCCCTCGGGATTAGCCTAAACCGTATGCAAGAGATTGCTTCGGAAAGCCCAGCCGCTTTCATGGCCCTTGTTGGGCAACCCGCCACTATGGAGCGCAATGCGGACGTTTCGTCTGCTAAGAACACTGCAAGTGGCTTCAACACTCAAGGCGCAAAGGACTTCGAATATTACCAGAAGATGCGTCGTGAGAATCCCAAACAGTACTACTCGCCAAGCATGCAGAACGAAATGGCTCAGGCCCGCGTTCAGCTTGGTGACAAGTTCTATCGCAAATAAGGAAACTAAACCATGTCGATGACGACTTCGAATGTTTCGCTTCTGACCCGTGCAGAAATCTGGTCCAGCGAACTGAAAGAGACCCTGAAAGAGGATCTGATGGCAACCCAGTATGTCCGCATGCTGGAAGGCTTCCCCGATGGCGACACCTTCACCATTCCTTCGGTTGGTGATGCGCGCACGGACGACTACGCAGAAGACACTGCAGTCCAGTACCGTCCCCTGGACACCGGCGAATTCCAGTTCTCGATCACCGAGTACCTGTCGTCGGGTCACTACATCACGAAGAAAGCCGAGCAGGACATGTACTACATGAACGAGCTGGTTTCGTCCTTCGTGCCCAAGCAGCGCCGTGCAATCATGGAGCACTTCGAAGCAACCGCCCTGGCTGCTCCTGAAGCTTCGTACAGCGCAAACGCACAGGGTGCCATCAACGGCGCATACCACCGCTTCTCGGGTGGCAACAGCGGCGTTCTGGAACTGGCAGACTTCGCATACGCAATGTTCGCTCTGAAGAAGGCCAACGTGCCCCAGACCAACATGATTGCTATCGTTGATCCTTCGGTTGAGTACCAGCTGAACACCCTGTCGAACCTGGTTTCGGTTTCGGACAACCCCCGTTGGGAAGGCATCGTTGCTGACGGTATCGCAACCGGCATGAAGTTTGTTAAGAACGTATACGGCTTTGACGTGTACACCTCGAACTTCCTGGCTGACGTAAGCGACAGCGCACTGAACGAGCGTGACGGTTCGACCGCCAACAACTTCTCGAGCACGACTGGTAAAGCCAACCTGTTCTTCTCGGCTGCTGGTGACGTTCTGCCGCTGGTTGGCGCATGGCGTCAGATGCCGGAAGTTGATGTTGAGTACAACAAAGACTACCAGCGCACCGAGTTCGTGACGACCGCTCGTTACGGCGTGAAGCACTACCGTCCGGAAAACACCGTCACCATCGTGACGAACCCGAACGTATAATCTGGACAGATAAGGAGATAGCATAATGGCTATTTGGACTAACAGCGACGGCCTGGAAGTACGCTTCGGCCTGGACCGCACGACTGAGCAGCCTTCGGGCCGCACTGCTGGCGAAGAGAAGACCCTGGTGTGGACTGTGGCAGACGCCACCACCATTGCTGACACCGACACCGCAGCTGTTGCTGGTGACGAGGCCTTCATCCCCTCCGGTGCAATCATCAAAGACGCATACTTCGTTGTGGACACTGCGTTCACCTCGGGTGGCTCTGCTGCACTGGACATCGGTCTGAAGCAGGCTGCAGGCACCAACATCGACGACGACGGCATTGACGCAGCTATTGCGTTGACTGAAATCGACGCTGATGATGACGTGATCGCTTGTGACGGTGCCCTGGTTGGTACCCGCATGGCAAACGACTCGTACATCATGATGACCTACGACACTGCAGCCTACACCGCTGGTGCTGGCAAGCTGGTTGTTAAGTACATCGAAGTGTAATGCTTCTTGGGGGCTGCTTTAGGGTGGCCCCCTCCCCACGCATAGAGGAGACAACAAGTGCCTACCATTTTACACTCAGCCCTCACCACCACCGAATTGCACGAGCCTAAGGGTGCTGCATCTGCTACCGCAAACCAGGTGTATGTGGCTGATGGCGCTGGCTCCGGTGCCTGGACCAACCGGCAGATGACTTTCTCGGCAGTCATTGCTGACGTATCCACAGCCGAGACCGTATACATTCCGATGCCATACGCTGGCACGGTTTCCAAAATCATTACTGTTCTTGAAGGTGCAATCACCGTAGCCGATGCGACGATTACGGCCAAGAACTCCGCAGCCTCTTCGATGGGCACAATCACTGTGGCTTACACTAGCTCTGCTGCTGGTGATGTAGATACCCTTGCCCCCAGCTCAAACAACACTG